CGACCTTTGCGAGTTGCTCGGCGTGGTCGGCTTCAAAGTCGCCATAAAAGCAACGAGCCCCTCTGTCTTGTGGCTGGGAGGTTTTGAATTTGTGACCGATGTCCAAGCCAAGCGCGGCATCAAAGGAAAGCCATTTGACAAGGGCATCTGCGATGGCTTCACCAAGTTGGCAAATAACTTGGACATCGTGGACGAGGTTGGCTTCTTCGGGGTTGGTGATGAAGCAAGGTTCAAGTAAGATGGCAGGGCAATGATAAAACTTCAAGAAGCCAGCCCTTGAGCCTTCAGCCTTTTTGACGCCCCTTGACCTTGTTCCCAGAACGCTTGTGATGATGTGGAGTATCCTTGCAGCAACATAATCAGCATCGCCCTTGCCATTGGAGAAAACTTCGCTCCCGTTGGCTTTCGGGTTGTTGTGGGCGTTGAAGTGGAAACTAATGACGAGGCGACAATTCGCTTTTGATGCCTGAGATTGTCTTTCATGATTGCCAACATAATCCCCTTTGAGCCAAACGATCCTCAATCTTCATCACCTTCCATTAAGATTTGCTGGATGCGGGCAAACTTATCGGCAGAGACAAGGTCACGGAGGGCATCAAGGGCTGCTTTTGCTCGCTCTTCGCGCTCTCTTGCAAGTTCAAGTTGCTTGCGTTTTTCTCGTTCGTAGCGGATGAGCAAGTCAAGTCGTTTGAGTTCGCTTGCTTTCTCCGATTGCAAAATCAAATAGCGCTCCATTGCCCTGAGCATGTGCCGCTTGTGCCGATAGATAGTTTCAAAACTGACGCCAAGATTTTCAGCGATCTCAGCGTAAGTTCGTCCCGCCTTCATTTGCTGCCAAATCTCCTCTTGCATGTCGGCGTCAAGCCGACACAATCGGCAACGGGAAAAACTTTTGAGCATGGGTAAAAGTTCCCAAGCCTCTTTAGGCAATTTCCATCACCAATGGGGAAAGTAGCAGGGAAGTTGTCAAATGGATATTGACAGATGCTATATTTGTCAAAGTCACTTTGACAATGGGGTGGCTACATTGACAATGGTGAGAACTTGTGTGCTTAAGAGCCTGTATCGCATCCGACAAGAACTTGCGAAAGAGGGCATTGAAGTTTCGCCCGACTGGCTTTATCACATCGCAAGACGAAACCGCCTTCGTTTGCGTGTTGTCCATGAGACTTATTTGTATCATCGGGAGGTTTACGGAGTAGATGAAGACGATGCTGAAGTTCTTAAGCGGCTTGTTCGGCAGGCGGTTCAGCGTTCTAAGCGTCGTAGACCCAGCGCTGAAAAAGGCACTTAGACGGAAAAGGGCAAGGGACGATGGGCGAGGGACAAGCGATGGGGAGGTGACGGAATTTATCGCCTCGTTGAAACTCCCCAATGGTGCAGAATTTCGTTGGGATGGGCACGAGGATTTGAAAGCAATTGCTGAAGATAACGCGCAAGTTGTCATCGTGGAAAAAGCAGCGCAAAAAGGCGTTACTGAGTTGATGCTTAGGCTTCAATTTTGGCTTTGCAAGCAAGGTTTTTCATCTGCTTACTTCCTTTCATCACTGCGTTTTCTGCGAATGCAAGTCCAGCGACGAGTAGAACCACTAATCAGGGCGAACCCCATTTTGCAAAAAGCCCTTGTTGAAGGTGCTGAAAGGGAGTTGTTTGGCGAAGAGGAAGAGGTTGAAGGGTTGCCGAAAAAGTATCGGTTGCGAGACAACTTGTATCTCAAGCGGCTTTGGGAAGGATGGCTGCTTTACATGCCAGTTCAAAGCGAAGCCGATGTTCGGATGTTCCCGCTTGACGCCATCTTCGTTGACGAAGTTGAAACCCTAAACCCTTCCTTGACCGATGCCCTTCAGGAGCGGCTTTATCACTCGCCGTTAAAGTGGGAGCGATGGTTTAGCCAACCGACCGTTGCTGGTTACGGCATTGATGAACGATTTGCGATGACGGATCAGCGATACTTTCATCTCAAGTGCCCGAAATGCAAACAGTGGTTCGCAATGGAAGAGAATTTCCCAAAGGTCTTGATGGCGACAATTGAAGGTAAGCCAACATTGTGGGGCGGTGATTGGGACGCAACGCAGTGGGATAGGCGATGGCAGTTCGTCTATTGCTGCCCTTATTGCAAATCCTTGATCAATTTTCAGTCACTTGAAAAACAATGGGTAGCGAAATATCCCGACCGTGACGCTCATGGTTATCACTTGACGCAACTCTATTCGGCGACGATGACGGCAATGGATGTGGCTCGCTTGTGGCATCAGGCTCAGTTTTCATTGCGACGCAAAGAACGCTTCTTCAACTCCGTGCTTGGTCTCCCCTACAGTGGCGGCGAGCGACAGCCGATTACGGCTGAGAAAGTCGTCTATGGTAGCCACGATTTAGGCATATTAAATGAATTAAATAAGCGGTTCGCTGGCTTGGATGTGGGCGATAGGTTGCATCTCGTTGTCCTTGAGCAACTTCCCGACGGGGTTTTGGCAATCGTTTGGGCAGAGGAAATCAGCGGGATTGACAAATGGGAGAGGGTTACTCAAAAGGTTCGTTCGCTAAAAGTTTCCGCCATCGCCGTTAACGCCATGCCCTACAAAGACAGCGCAAAAAAACTCCTTCGTTCCCTCACCCCTGAGATCAAAGGCGTTTTGGTTTACGATACCGGCGGGCAGAAAATGAGCATTGGTGAAGAAGACAAAGAAACAGGTCAACCAATCAAGACCATCTCCATCCCAAGAGTTGAACTCATGGACGGAACGGTTGATGCTGTTTTGTCGGGGCGAATCATCTTCCCACGCAAAAACCTCGCAATCACTGAACAAATTGTCAAGCACTTGCAAAACTACATCATTGAGATTGACGAGAATGGAAAGCGTGATTACGCGAAGGGGCGAGAAGATCACTTCGGTCGTGCAATAGACTACGCTCGCATAGTCGTTGAAACAGCAAGGGCACTAAGGGCGATGCCAGCAGAGCCCATTCGTGCTGAGTGGTTCGCTGGGGCGCCTCTCGTGCCCTCATTGGGAGGTGTTTCATGGTGAAACAATGGCAATTTGTTGAAGCATTGCAGTTTGCAGACTGGATACGCATCCTGCCGAAAGGGACATTCAAACGCGACGGTCGGACAATCAAACTTGACGACGCTTTTCTGCTCGCAATTAAACAAAACTTTGACAATGCTGCCTTAGGTCGCGATGTCCCCGTCAACTTTGAACATCAATACACAGCCCTCGGTGCTGCGGGTTGGGTTCGGGCATTGGAAGTCCGTGACGATGGGCTCTATGCGTTGATTGAATGGACGGATATCGGCAAGGAAGCAATTGAAAAGCAGCGGTTCAAGTATGTCAGCGTTGAACTTGGTGGCGCAGTTGATCCTAAAACAGGCAAAGTTTTGGGCGAAGATGTCTTGACGGGCATTGCCTTGACCAACCGACCATTTTTCAAGGGCTTGACAGCACTCGCAGCAGCCGACCCTGACTGGACAGCAAACGATGATCCCCTGCAAATCCCAATCCTTGAAGACCGAGGGCACGAATGGGACGCCGATGCGAGTGAACAAAGATGGAGAAGATGGGTTTCGGAAAGAGACCCAAGTGAGTGGGGAAGCGAAGAATGGCGAAAATATCGGCGAAGATTTTTAGCCTACGACCGAGCCAACCCTGACTTGTTCGGCTCTTACAAACTCCCCGTCGTTGACATCGTCAACGGGCAACCACGCGTGATCTTCCGAGCCGTCGTCCAAGTTTTGGCAATTTTGGCTGGTGCTCGTGGAGGCGTTGATTTGCCTTCTGATGTGAAAGAGCGCGTTCGGTCAATTGCCGAACGGCTAAGAAACAAATTTGAAGGAGGTGAAAGCATGAGCGAGGAAAAGCAAATCGCTCATGAGCAAATGACACTTGATCCAGCGAAAGTCGTTGCCCTTGAACAGGAGGTGCAACGGCTGAAGGCGGAACAACGCAAGCGACAGTTTGCCGACGAGTTATCTTCACTGCGCTTCAGCGAGGGCAAAGTCGCCCTCGCCCCAGCCAGTCGGAACAAATTCGTTGATGTTCTCGCGGAACTCAATGACGAACTGGCGGGCAAGTTGATGGACGCAATCAAGTCCATCCAATTTGTCCCGCTGGGCGAACTCGGCTTCGCTGCCACTGAGCCTGACGAAAAATCGGAGACCTTGCAAACTTACGCTGAGAAAATTGCCCTTGAACGCAACTTGGACTTCATTGAAGCGTTGCGAATCGCTGCTGCCGAGCGACCTGAACTCGTGTTTGCTGAATACAAAGTCAAGGGGAGGTGATAAAAGATGGCGACAAAAGTGCCAGGGCTTGTCGTTTCATTCGTTGCTGGCGCGGATTTGCGAAACTACCAATACGCGCCAGTTTCACTTGACAGTAACGGTCGTGTCGTTTTGCCATCGGCAAACGCTCGCTGTATCGGCATCCTACAAAACAAGCCAAACACCGGCCAAGCGGCATCAGTGATGCTTTACGGGATAAGCAAAGTGGTTGCCAACGGCCCAATAAGCGTTGGCAACCCAGTCGTCGCGGCAGCCAACGGACAGGTAGCTGCTGCAGGGGCTTTCCACAATCACGGTGCTGCTTCGTCCAACCCACCAACTGCTCAACAGCGAATACTCGGTTTCGCATTGACTGCAGCGACGGCTGCAGGACAGGTCATTGAAGTTCTGCTTGCACCATTTGAGTTCTAAGGAGGTGACTTAAATGCCTGCTGTGCTTGATGTTAGAGATGTCATTGTCAGCGACCCAGTGTTGACACAAGTCGCAATCGGTTACCGCCCGCAAGGGGCGATCGCTGAACGATTGATGCCTACCTTACCTGTCAATCAATCGTCGGGTAAGATTGTCAAGTTCGGGAGAGAATCTTTCCGACCCGAGAACGCAAGGCGCGGGGTTGGGAGTGAAAGCAGACGAGTTGACTGGTCAGTTGACAGCATCAGTTACTCATGTGAAGAATACTCCCTTGAAATTGCCGTTGACGACAGGATTGTCCAGAACAGCCAGAACCCAATTGATCCCCTCACATCTGCGACGCAGCAACTCGTTGACATGTTGACACTTGCAGCAGAAATTAGGGCAAAAGACGCAATTGTTAACGCCTTAACTTCCGCTGGCTATACTACAACGCCAACAACCAAATGGGATCAAGCCAACTCAACGCCTATCACCGACATGAAGAACGCCATCGCTGCCGTCCAAGCACGGATTGGTGTTCGCCCTACTACGGTTGCGATGAGCAGGAGAGTTTGGGATGTCCTCGTTGAGCACTCCCAAGTTGCCGACCGTCTAAAGTTCACAACGCCCAATTTCACCGTTGACATCCTCGCGAGATGGCTTGATATCCGTGAGATTGTTGTGGGGGAAATGCTCTACAACACGGCAGTTGAGGGAGCAACTGAAAGTTTGTCATATGTCTGGGGTGACACGGTTGTTATCGCTTATGTGCCGACCCGCGTCGCCATCAATGAGCCCGCCTTCGCCTATCGCCCTACCGTCAGAAACTTTGCGGTTGAGCGCTATCGCGACGAGCCAGCAGTCAGCACAGTCATCCGAGTCCGCCACGAAGTCGCTGAAGTTGTCACCGCTCCCGACGCAGGCCACGCTTTGACCGATGTCTTAGCCAGCATCTAATGTCGCTAAAAAGCCCTGAAATTGGCTTCTGACGGGCTCTTCCGGCAGGGGGGTATTCCGATATAGGGGTGCCCCCTGCGAGGCGATTGTAGGGCAAAAGTTTCCGCAAAAATGAGCACGCTGGTATACCAATGTGCTCAATTTTGCGGGCGACCCTTTCGGACGCCGTCCATAAGGAGTGTGTTTGCATGTGGGGATGGCTGAAAAGAAGACCAAAATCAAAGTTTCAAGAACCCAGCCACGCTGAACTTAGGCGGGAAATGGGCTTTGGGGGCACTGGGGTTGGTAAATTGTTGACAAATTTGGGTGCTGATGAATATTTGCCCGAACTTTCCTTCCCAAAATGCATACAAGTTTACACACGAATGCGTCGCTCCGATGCGACCGTCCAAGTCCTTGAATTAGCAATTTCCTTGCCTATTCGCGCGACGGACTTTGATATCCAGCCCGCATCCGACGACCCGACGGCAAAGGAAGCAGCGGATTTGGTCTACGACAACCTTTTTGGTGGCATGACACACACCTTTGATGACTTCCTGCGTGACGCATTGCTGGCTCTTTTTTACGGCTTTGTGGTTTTTGAGAAGGTCTTTGAGGAGCGGGACGATTACATCGTTTGGCGGAAATTTGCCCCAAGACATCCAAGCACAATAGAACGCTTCCTGTTTGACGAAGAAGGTGGCTTGGCAGGGATTCGGCAGGTCGGTTTTGACCCACAAGGGCGCTTCAGGCAAGTTGACATCCCGATAGAGAAGTTACTCGTTTTCATTTGGCGTCGGGAGTTTGGTAACCCTTACGGGGTTTCGGTTTTGCGGGCTGCTTACAAACACTGGTTTCTCAAAGACCTCGCATATAAGTTGCAAGCGATTGCCCTTGAACGATGGGCTGTCGGAATTCCCGTCGGGAAAGTCCCCGCAGGAACTGCTGAGCAGGATAAACAAACTTTCTTGCAGATGCTTGAAGCAATGCGTGGGCACGAAAGGGCAGCGCTTGTGCTGCCCGAGGATTACAACATTGAACTAATTGGCGCTGAAGCAGGGCAACGAGCAAACCAGGCATTCGTGGAAGCCATCCAGCACCATGACACGATGATTGTCAAGTCTGTGCTGGCGCAATTTTTGAACTTGGGCACTGGCGATGTCGGGAGTTGGGCGTTGTCAAGAGACCACAGCCAACTCTTTCTGATGGGCTTGAACTCTGTAGCGCAGTGGTTTGCCGAACACATTAACCGTTACGCCATCCCTCAACTTTGCAGGCTCAACTTCGGTGAAGACTTCACTGACTTCCCTGAATTGACCTTCACCGATTTGCGTCTCGTCTTACAGCGAGAAGTCCTCGCGGAAGCGATTGGTAAACTTGTGCAAACAGGCATCTTGACACCAGACCGAAGCCTGCAAGATTGGGTTCGCGATGTCTTTGACCTGCCACCACTGCCAGAACAAGAACCTGAACAAGTAGAACTGCCAGCGCCTGAGGTAGCAACTGAGGGAACAAGGGGCAAGGGACAAGGGACAAGGGACAATGGACGAAATCAATTCTCCGACCCACTTGGGCTCATTCAAGGGGCGACTTTGCGGAGTTTGTCGGACACGACGATAACGGCAGCGGAGCAAAGCCTTCGTGGGCTTTTGCGACAGCAAATTGACCATTTGATGGATCAAGTTCGTAGGCTCGTCGCTGAAGCAGACGCGGGAAGACCATCAGCCCTCCGCGAACTTGGTCGCCTTTCTGTCCCCCAGCATCTCGTTGACGCTTATGCCGTTGAGTTGGCGAAATATCTGATGGACGCTTACAGGGCAGCAAGATCGGTTTATCTCGCTTCAACTGGCGTTGATCCATCAAAGCCAATCCCCAGATGGGTTGATTTCTACCTGCAAGGCTTCGCTCAAGCAATTGCAAGACAACATGCTTCAGAGTTAGCAGCAACGGTTGGCTATGAGGCATTGAGGTTTTATGAAGAAAGCAAGACAATGGGACGCAAATTCAGCGACGAACAAATTGAAGCAGCAGCAGTTGAACGGGCAGCCAACATAATGGACGATTTGACGCGAACGGTTGAACTCTTGACGGAAATTTTGTTTGAGCCGATTGAGGTGAGCGAATGATGCTCGTTGTGATGATAGACGATGACAATGTCTTGTTCGCTGTTGACACATTGAGTGACCGAATTTTGAACTTAGAACCTGTTTGGCGTCAAATTGCGAAAGACCTGATGGAGTTAGAAACACAAATTTTTGCAAGCAGAGGAGCGATCATCGGCAGACCTTGGGCTCCGTTGTCTCCGAAGACGCTCCAACAAAAGCAACGGAAAGGTTTCCCCCTTGACCCACTCGTTCGGACAGGGAGGCTGAAAGCGTCGTTGACCGACGAGACAAGCGATGAGATGGTGCTGGACATAGACAATCTTGGCTTAACATTTGGTTCGGCTCGGCTCGTTGATCGTGGCGATTGGTTTCTCGCCCCCATCCACCACCTCGGAGCGCCAAGACGAAACATTCCTGCAAGGGCGTTGATGCCTGAAAATCAATTTCTCGCCGAGCGTTACCGCGACCGCTGGCAGGACTATTTCCTCAACCATCTCAGCGAGGAGGGACGATTTTGATGCCAAGATATCACAGCCTTTCCGATGTCCAAAGTCGCTTGCCATCGTCAATCGCCACCATTGACGCCTTAACTGAGCCCAACACAGAGCAAGTGACCACATGGATGGACGAAGTTGAGGCGTTCGTTGACGGGCAGTTAGCCACCCGCTACCAAGTGCCCATCACTGGCTCTCAAAGCGTCCTCATTGTCCGAGACATTTGTGCTGACTTGACTGCCTATCGTGTCTGGCAATTCAAGGCGATGGGCATTGACGACCCTGAATTTCGCAACCAAGCGGAAGTTTTACGAACGAGGGCGACGGAGAAACTTCAAGCGATTTTAGAGGGGACACTTATCTTACCCGACCAGCCTGAAACATCAACAATGCCATCTGGAACTTTCCCTGAACCAATTTTTGAGAGGGACAAAATCCAGTGGTAGGAGGGGTGTTAGCCCCGAACACATTGATAGGTGAACGATGATGGCGAAGACGAGGGAATTGATTGAGCAAATCATCAACTATTTAACAACGCGTCTCCCAAGCGCCATTCAGTCGGCAAGGTTGCCAACACCGACGGGGATTGAATATGGTGACTTGGTGTTGGTCAGTCCGGCGAATTTGCCACGCCTCGCCGTTGACATCAACCGCTACCCGCAACAACAAGCAACGCTTGGTCCCAACGCCCAACTTCGCCAGCGGATGGAAGGAGAAGTTTGGGTAGCAGTAGCGGGACAAGACAAAGAAGAGACGGCGAAACTTTTGCATGACTACACCGACATCGTGGCTGAAGTTTTAGCGGGAGATATTCAAGCAGGCGGACTTGCATTGATTTTGCAAGTAACCGAAGTTGACTTCTCACCGACGGTGCGTTGGCAGAACGCTCTTGTTCGGATTTCAAGAATTCGGTTTCAGGCAATCACTCAGCATCGGAGGGGTAGTTGATGCCCATCAATCTTGAACAACTGAGAGAAATTGCACAAGGGAAGCAAAATGCTCCATTAGTGGCTGGCGCTCGTGTTTCGATAACGAGCGCCATCAGGCTTGGTGGGATGGAAGTTGTTGACCCGAAGCGATTCCCCATTGTTGAAATCCGAGCCCGAACCGATGCTT